AGTAGTTCCTATGGAGGATATGGTACAGATCCTCACTCAACTGTGGAAGTCACGTTCAACTGAACCTAAGATTGGTGAGTTGTATGAGAAATATAAAGCATTAATACCAGCTAAGGAATAAATAAAGGAAATATTCCTTTGTGAGATGACATTTACTTTAACTGGTATCTGGAGTGAAGCTGTTTTAAAAATACAAGATACACTTGGTGGTGATGGATATCAGTATTATGATTATGACATAACTACTTCAAAAAACCCTGATGATATTAAACGTAAGGGTACTATTTTTCATGCGTTGAAGGTTCTTGTTAAGAAGAGTGAAAGATCACGAGCAGCAGAAAGAATTAATTCCAACATACAGAAGCTTTCTGATAATTGGCAACCAGTTATGGCTGTCTCTACATCAAAAGGACCAGATCAGGATCATCCCTTTCAAATAGATGTTAGGGTTACTGATGGAAAGAAGGAGTTAAGTCTTCGTCTTCAGATTAAACCAACGAAAGGTGCTGGATCAGGTGGTGGTGCTAGAGAAACACAGAGAACTGAGTGTGCTCAGTGTTTATTTGCTGCCTATGCTGTGAATGTAGAGAAGGGTAAGTTAGAAACTATTCCTAGTGCAGCACAATTAAAAAAGGCATCAAAATGGTATAAAGGTGATGATAAAATTGCAGAGATTTTGCCTGATAAGTTAGATAGTGATTGGGTATTATCATGTGTGCGTGGTGCTAATGCTATTGTAAAAGAATATGGTACTGCTACAGAATATTATTTTTATCGTGGTCTTGATTTTGATGGTAAAGGAACTAAACCTAATACCATATCAAAGGCATATTCCAGAGCTAATAAAGATGATAAGAAGTTTTCATCAGAAGATAAGTGGAATCCTGCTGACATATGGATGGCCACACCTGAAGGTGCTAAGATTGGTGAAGTATTAAATGCTAAGGAGGGTAGAGCATTTAAAGTAGCTACTTGGGGTACTTTAAATGGTAAGATATTAGACTATTTTGATAATGAAGATTTGATTGGTATATCTTTGAAGAAGGTTGAGCAAGATACTGCAAGTTTTGTAGTACAGAATAAAGGAAACAAAAAGGATATAGCATCTGATGTCAGTTGGGTTAAGTATGATCTAATATTTGAGAGTAATAAGAAGAAGGAAGAAGATAGGTATCCTATGGATGTCTATCTTTATTATGGTACAGGTGTTGCTGGTAGATTTCAGTCAAGAAACTTTGGTGGTGGAACATCAGCATCATGGCAGATAGAAAGGAAGGGAACTTCTGCTGCACAGGGACGAGTTGGTGGTGGAAGTGTTGAGAGAGTTCTTAACAATATGAAGGTGCAGTTTCCACCAAAGGATTGTCTTCATAAGACATATGATAATACAAAGATTTGGAATGATTGTGCTGATGGTGCTGGTAATGTTCCAGCGATTGATGAGATTATAAGATTAGCAATGAAATATAAGGCTCAGGGTATAGAGCAGAAGACAAAAAAAGATGATGAGTGGGGTGATTATCAATCAAAAATGGATGAAAGATCTCAGTCTTATAGGTATAGTAAGTTGTTGAGTCTGTATCTTCTTGATACTATAGACAGTCAAACTGCTGCTGTTAAAACAGATATTATGAAGAACTTATATTTGTATGCTTCTTCTGCTAGTGAAGAGTCCTCTGTATTCAGGAAGTTAACCTAATGGCAAACGTAGAACAGTTAGTACACTTAGAACATTTAGAAGATGAGATGCTCAATCGTGGTGTGGAAGGGTGTAAAAAAACAGTAGGAGATCTAAAAGAAGTTAGAGAAAAACTTGGTTGTCAGGGTAATTCTTTTATGCAGACCAAGTGGGATGGTTCTCCATCTATTGTAGCAGGATGGGATCCTAAGTTTAAAAGATTTTTTGTTGGAACCAAGTCTGTATTTAATAAAGGTGAGAAGAAGAGGTGTTTTTCACTTAAAACTATACGAGAATACTATGGTAACAGCGAGTTAGCAACCAAGTTAATGTATGCTTTTAGATACTTTAAAGGGCTTGGTATAGAAGGTGTTATACAGGGAGATTTTTTATTCATAAAGGGTGAGCTTAAGACTAAACTCATACATGGAGAACAATTATATACTTTCAAACCTAATACTGTTGGTAATGGAATCACTTATGGTATACCTGTTAATAGTGATATAGGAAAGAGAGCAATTCAGGCAGAGGTTGGGGTAGTATTTCATACAAAATATTCTGGACCTACCTTGGATACTATGAGACTTGTTGTAGGTTCTGGTGTTAATATTAGTAAGTTGAGAAAAACTAGTAGAGTTTGGGTTGTTGATAATGATACTCCAATGCCACCGATAGGATTTCTTCCAAATGAAGAAAGGGAGTTTGATAATACTGTTAGTATGATTGAATCTTATTGTGCTTCATGTGGTGACTTTTTAGATTGGCTTGTTCTTAAGGGTAGTGGTACAGGTAACCCAACAGGTGAAGCAAAGTATCATATTGCTCCTTATATTAAACAGTATTTTGCTGATGAAATTAAACCAGATGGTATTGGTCCTAATGGTAAACCATATAGAAAGGGTGGTGCTATCACAAAAGATATTGATGTCACCGTGAATCAATTGATTCAGTTCTATGGTATCAAAATGAATGAGATTATTACTAAATTGAAGAGTCCAAAAACTATAGCAGAGAAGGTAGGACTAACAAAGATAACTTACAAGGAAATTGATAAAAATCGTGATAAGTTTAAGTCAATGATTCATCTCTATAAGTTGATACAGGACTTGAAGTACCAGATTATAATGAAATTAGCACCTCTTGAGAAGGACTTTAGGATGTTTGTTAGAGATGCTAATGGTGACTATGTTGTTACCAAACATGAGGGCATGGTTCTACATAGAGATGGGGATTTAACTAAGTTTGTTGATCGTATTGAGTTCTCCAGAAATAATGCCATCAAAGGAAAATGAATTTTACTGTTGGTCCAACATGTTATGTGACATTTGGTAGGTTTCAACCACCTACTACAGGTCATGGTGCTAGTATGGATGCCATTGCAGCTGCTGCTAAGGAAGGTGGACATGCTGGACACTATCGCATTTATATTTCACAGACAAATAAACCTGTAAAGGAAAATCCTATACCACCTGATGTTAAAGCTAGTATTCTTAAGAAAGGATTTCCAAAACATGCTAATCACATCTACAGTTCTTCTAAGTTTAATGTTATTCCTGCTGCACTAGAAGATGTTATGCTTGCTGGATATAGGAATTGCGTTTATATGTGTGGATCTGATAGAATGAATGAACCACAGATGAAATTCGTTATTAAAAATAATGGAGTACAACCAAAGAAAGGACATTATTATAATTTCTGGGATATGTGGATGGAATCTTCTGGTAATAGAGACCCAGAAGGAAAGACTTTTGCTATGAGTGGTACTAAGATGAGAATAGCAGCACAACAAAAAGATTGGAATTTCTTTAAGAAGGGTTGTCCAAAAGGATTAACTGAGAAACAAGCAAAGGATTGGATGAATTATCTTGGTGATTTATTATATGGTGTTAAATTATGAAAAACTTTAAAAAGTTACGTGAGCAAGCCCTACGTCAGAATTATCGTAAGAAAGAAGTGTTTGTTGAGGGTGATGTTATAATGAATGCCCTTACAGGACAAAAAGGTACGATTCACAGAGCTGGTGTTAACTATGTTATATGTGTTACAGAGGGTGGAGAGATGTTTCGTGCGTGGGTAAAGGATATTAGGGATATAAATAAACCATAGAGCACTGTCTAGAAATATAAAATGGAAAAACAGAGACCCGTTAATGCTGTAACCTCAACTGATGAATGGTCACAGAATTTAATGAAAATGTATGAGAATTGGATGGGAGGAGATACCTTTCAGAATAGTACTATCAAGGAAGATGGTATTCCTACAGGACAGAAACAAGGTGGTGGAACAGGTGCAGCATTTACATCTGTGAATGGATCACTTCCTGCAATAGAATTTGATAAGTCTGGTGGACTACCTACTATACCTGAATTGGGTGTAAGTGATAACACTTCTGCCAACACTGCTCAAACTGATAGTGCCAATGCTGGTGAGCCTCCTGTTGCTCTTAAAGGGTCTATGACAATAGGACAAGGATCATTATCATCTGGACAGAAGCAGTCACATGGTGCTGGTATTAAAGATACTACTAAGGTTGCTAAAGAAGAGACAGAATGTGAAACTACAGAAGGTCGCAAGTATAAGAGCAAGAAGGTTGCTAAGATTATGTCCTATAAGAAGTAGGACTAGACAAAAGACAGA